GATGAAGTTCCATTTAAACATAGAGCAGATATAATAAGAATTGGAGAAGATATGGGTGAAGGTCGAATGATAGCTGGAGTACATTATCCTACAGATACAAATTTTGGACACTTATTGGCAGATGAATTATATAGATTAGCAAAAGACCCTAAAAAACCAGAATTAACTTTAGAACATTTATTAAAAGAGGAAGATATAAAGTTTTCAGTATCAGACTATTTACCTAAAGCTGCCACGCATAAAACAGCAGTGTATGAAGGTGCAGCACTTGTTGGTTTTCTTGGTAAGTCTATTATGACCACAAATGAATGGAAAAATGGTGGATCAAAAGGTTTTAAAATAGGAGATTGGTATTATAATCATTATCTCAAGAAAGGTGGTAATGTCCCAGCTTGGTTAAAGTTTTGTGAATTATTAGGATCAGCTAAATTATCAGGTGCCAAAGATTTTATATGGGCCCAAATTGAACAATATTATGCAGCTGCACCTACATCATGGCAAACAAAAGCATTTAAAAATAACACAGCCGACGCGATAATTCTCACAAAAGGATCGGTTAGTCAGTTATTTGCAGAAATGAAAAGAGTCAAAGCAATGAAATCACTTGAAGATCAAGTTAAATCTACTACAACAAATAGTGATAATTTAATTACAGTAGGAGATGTTTCATTCTATCAAGTTTCATTAAAGAAAGCTGTAGATGATTCTAGAATAGGTAAAGTAGCACCATGGGTTGTTGATAGAGCTGAGTTGGGCGGTAAAGGATTTCATAAACCGGGTGATATATTTTCTGTAGCTAATTTACAATATGAAGAATTTATTAGAGAAGCTTTAATTGAAGGATTTTTTGGTGATATGAAAGATAAAATAAAAAGTAAAATCAGTACTTTTGTATCGAAGGCCAAGAAATGGTTATCAAGAATGACAAGTAAATTGTTCAATAAAGCATCAAGTGTTGTTAATTCATTTATTAGAAGTGATAAGAGTGTAGTAGCAGCTGCTAAAATAGTTAAAGGTTTAAAAGCAAGTGGTGCTGTAATATCAGAAGGTGTATTACAAGAAAGAACAATGGATTTGAATCAAGCTACAGTAGATGCTATACAAGATTTCAAGAAAGGTTTTGGAACAGGCAAACCACTAACAATACAATTAAAAGGTATGCAATCTCTAGTCAAATCATTAAATAGTAAGAAAGATCCAACTAGAGCAGAAAATCCAATTAAATTAACAGGTACTACTTTTTCTCAATTAGGTATAGATTCATCAGAAATAACGGCATTAAATGAGTTGTATAAAATGATAGCTGGTGATACAATACAATTAGGTGAAGGTACACCGTTTAATACAGTAATGAAATTAACTTCAAATATGATAGGATTTGTTTATATTAATGGGCTGTTAAAATCAGTTGAAAAGGATTTTCAGAACTATGAAGGTATAGATCGAAGTTTATCAAATGCAATTATAGGTTTGAGTGCAGAAGTAGAAGGAGAAGCTAAATTTGGCAATACAGCACTACCAATAGTTATATGTTATGGTGGTCAATCGTCACCTACTAAATTAGGTAGTAGAAAAGATTTTGAGTCTAAGAAAAAAGAGAAGTTAGCAGCGACAAATTTAAAATACAATGACTATCCAATACTAGTCATAAGAATAAATAAATTACAACCACATAATTCAGTTAATTTATTCTTACTTAATAGTGTTGATATAGTAGGAGATCATGCTGACCCTTCTTGGATGAATGTGTCGATAGCGAGATAATGGAATTTTTAACAGAAGCAGCAGGAAAGAATTTACATTTAGAACATCTTGAAGATGAGATTCTAAATTTTGGTATTGCTGGTGGAAGAAGTTCTATAAACTTCCTTCAAGCGCTAAGAGATATGTTTGCTGGCCGTTCTGGCTCAAGTCTTAATGTAACTGTTAAGTGGGATGGAGCTCCAGCAGTAATTGCAGGACCGCACCCTGAAACGGGCAAATTCTTTGTAGCTACAAAAAGTTTATTTCGAAAAAGAAAGGCAGACACAGCTGCTTATTATACAAATGCAGATATAAATGCAGACAAATCTGGAGAATTAGCTAGTAAACTTCAAGTAGCATTAGCAGAGTTTAGTAAATTGGGAATGACTGAAATATTACAAGGTGATTTAATGTTTACTGATGATGTATCTTCAACAGATATTGATGGAGAATCATATCATACATTTACACCTAATACAATTACATATGCTGTAGCTAAAGATAGTGATTTTGGAAAAGAGATTAACGCAGCTAAGATAGGAGTTGTTTGGCATACAACATATAAGGGTGATTCAGTAGAAAATTTAAAAGCTTCTTTTGGAGCTAAGATACCTCGTAAATCAAGTAGTGTATGGCAAGATGATGCAAAATTTAGAGATATATCAGGTAAGGGTAATTTCACAGCTAAAGATACAGTAACAGTAACTAGGTTATTATCATCAGCTGGAAAACAATTTCAAAGAATAGATTCAGGGAGTTTCAGTAAGTTTTTAAGATGGCAAGATACTGTCCCACCAGGAGTTGGTTTTAAAACTTATCTAAATACATATACAAGAGCAGGAAAAACATTACCAGCTTCTGGAAAAGTTATTCAAGGTTATTTTAAGCATTTTAACGATTGGTGGCTTAAAAATAAAGATAAAAAGAATTTAAAGATACATTTAGCGGAAATTAGAAAAGCTACAACAGCATTAAAAAATGTAGTAGATTTTATAAATTACTTAGTACAAGCTAAAATGATGATCGTTAAAAAATTAAATGATGCTAAAGGACTTGCTAGAACTTTTGTAAAAACAGATAAAGGATTAAAAGTTGTAAACCCTGAAGGTTATGTTGCTATTGACAAGACAGGAGGAGCTGTTAAAATAGTAGATAAATTAGAGTTTACTTTTAATAACTTTACAGTAGCAAAGAATTGGGACAAATAAAATGAGAATAGATTATATAGACACACCGAAAGAAGAAAGATTTTTTAATAAGAACCCTGCAGATAATGTAGCAGAGATATTTGAAACACCATTGACAGGTTCTTATAATTGGGATTATAACTTACAAGAAGATAGAATTAAACGGATATATGAATTAGGGAAAAAACTTAATTGGAATGTTGAAGTAGATGTTGATTGGAGTATTCCATTTGAGGATCCTTTAGATGAATTTAATTTTGATGATAGCCAATGGGCAAATCATAAAGAATATAAGAAGTTAAGTAAAGAAGTCAGAAAAATGTTTTTTGATGATACAAGAACATGGACAATTAGCCAGTTCTTACATGGAGAACAAGGAGCTTTGTTAGTTGCTAGTCAATTATGTTCATGTGCTCCAACATATAATGCTAAGTTGTATGCTGCTAGTCAGACATTTGATGAAGCAAGGCACGTTGAAGCTTTTAATAAATACTTACAGACAAGACTATACCATATGTGGCCAATAGGAAATGCATTGAAGTCTTTGTTAGACAAGATACTGACTGATCCTCGTTGGGATTTAAAGTTTATTGGGATGCAGATAATTATAGAAGGATTGGCATTAGCAGCATTCCAGACAATAAGAGAAGTGACAAAAGACCCTGTTCTTAAACAGATGATAGGTTATATTATCAGAGATGAAGCAAGGCATGTTACATTTGGAATACATTATTTGAAAGATTTTGTACAAACTCTTACTAAAGAACAACAGTTAGATAGAGCAAGATTTGCATTAGAGGCTTGTACAATCAGTAGAAATAGATTAAAATCTTATGATGTATGGGATAAATATGGATTTGATAGAGATTATACTGAGGAATATCAACAAGACAATGTATTCTCAACACAGTTTCAAGATATATTGTTTACAAGAATAATGCCTAATTTAAAACGAATAGGATTATTACCTGATGAACTCAAACCAGAATATGAGAAGTTAGGAGTATTAAAATACGCAGAAGGAGATAGTGATTACGAAACAAGTTGGGAAGAATTAACGAAACCACTAAATTAAAATGAGCGCACAAATAGATTTTATAAAAGTAGCACATAAAGCTTTTAAAGTAATGTCTAAGGAAACGGGATTTCCTAAAGATATACAAGACTTAGCTAAAGAAGCTGAAAAACAATCAAAGAAAGGTTATACTTTTTTTTATAAATGGTTTAACGAACTTGCACCTGAAGATAAAGATGTAATAGCTGGAGAAATACAACATTATACTAGGCAAAATAAAAAGACAATAGAAAAAATGTTAAAGTTTAAATTTGAGAGTAACTTAAAAGAATTTAAAGACATTACAGAGATAGCTATAAAAGCTAAGGGTGCTACATTTACATTTGGTAGATTTAATCCACCAACAGTTGGCCATGTTAAATTGGCTATTAAAATGAAATCAGTAGCTGGTGGAGATGATATTCTTATATACACTTCTCATACAACAGATAAGAAAAAGAATCCCTTGACAAATGCACAGATAAGGAAGTTTATGAATCCTATGTTACCAAGAGGTATTAATGTTTCAGCTTCTCCTGCAAGAACAATATTTGATGTTGTTGTTGATATATACGATAAGGGATATAGAAGTGTCAAAATGGTAGTAGGGTCAGATAGAGTAAGAGAATTTGAAACATTACTGAATAAATATAACGGTGCTAATACTAGATATGGAACATATAATTTTTCTTATATATCTGTTGTATCAGCAGGAGAAAGAGATCCAGATGCAGAGGGAGTATCTGGTATGTCAGCTTCTCACATGAGACATTTAGCTTACTCTGATAATGAAGATGAATTTCTTTCAGCTTTACCAACTGGTTATAAATTGGGATCACAGTTATATAGAGCTGTTAGAAAAGGAATGGGAATTAGAGAGATGTTTCCAAACTTTATGTATGAAGTATATACTAATACCCATGTCCCACAAGTACATGAATGGGGCTCACAAGAAGGTAGAGAGTACGCACAAGATTTTACACCCTATGAGCCAGTAGTTGATTGGAGAAAAATATCAACATGGAGAGAACAAGAAGATTTACCTAAAAAAGTATTATTATATAAAGAAAAGATGTATAAAGAATTAAAATCAGAAAGAGATGATTTTGTAAAAAGATATGGGGATAGAGCCGATGAAGTCATGCATTCAACAGCAATGACAATGGCTAAAAGGAAATATGGATATACTTAGAGACATAAATAACAGTATTAGGAGACAATAATGGCAATAAATAATCCGTTATCACCAAGATTAATTTATAATGAGATCAATGGAACATCTCATGGTGCTAATGCAACGATTGGTAGTGGTGTATCTATGTCTAGTCTTAACGCTACTTCAATTGCATATACAGCTGGGACATATTCAGGTGGGACACCAAATGTTCAAGAAACTCCAGATAGAATGAGTGAATGGAATGGTTATACACATTCTCAAACATTTACTGGTGCCAATGTTCCAACTTATTCAATTAGAACAGGAACAACTACTGCTAGTTATGCTCTTCTTGAAAGAACAACAGAAGTAGCGGTCCCACAACCAAGTTGTACAGCTGAAGGAGGAATCTTCCTTACTACATCTACTGGATCAGGATATACTAAAGTATGGGCAGATGTAATGAAAGAAGCTGATTTAGATGATCTTGACGATGCAGAGCTAGACTATAGTAGAAAATATGCTGCAGATAATAGTTATGTAGCTTTGGGTTCTGAGGACAATAATACAAATCCAACAGAGATAATTAATATTCCAGTAGCAGGTGTAACTGTAACAATGGGTGGTGCGTTTATTTCAGGAAATGGAACAGGTTTTCCAGATGCTGATGTAACTGGAGAAGATACAACTCTTATAGCAGGATCAGCTAAAGGAGCAGTTGATGCAGTAGCTTCTGGTTTTGGTTTACAAACAAAACAGGCCTATTTTAGATATGATTTAACAATTTCAAAAACTGGATATACAACTGCAAGTTTAACTAGTTTTGTTAGTTGGTCATATCATAGGGCAACAGCTGAAATTTAGAGAGAATAATATGGATGTAAATACTGTACATACTACCGAATTTATTAAAGAGAATAGAAATTCTGATACAGGTGCTGTTACATCATTAACAATTAAACTTTCAGCATATGAAATACCTGCTGAAGTTAGTTATACAGGTGATGGAGAATATTTAAATCATAATGATGCAACATACAAAGATAAAACTATAGTAGATAAAGAGTATTACGATTATGATTTATGTACATCTTTGGCTTCAACAAGTTTTACACATACACTTCCAACAGATCAACAAACAAGTATAACACAAGATTTAGATATGTTGGCAGAGAATCGTACTGAACAAATAGAATATCGAGATAAAAGAGCTCTTTGGTATGAGAGTTATCAAAATTCAGATGCATGTCATAATTCATATAGTGAATTATATACAACGGTATCTAACTTATAGAATAATAAAAACATAAATAGAATTAATAGGAGAAAAAACAAATGGCCGGATTTCCTTGGAAACCAATCACAACTGAAGCAGCTCTAGGAGTAAATACAGGTGCAGCATCAGCTATAAGTAATAGTCGTTATGTACGATTATTTAATACAGCCGGTGTTGGAACAGAACATTTAGTCACTTTAGAAGAATCAGGTGGAACAGACATTGGTACATTTTCATTAGATGGACAACAAGAAGCCATCATTCAGAAAGACCCTTCCGATAAGTTATTTGCAGCTAATGCGGCTGTAATGGCTTGTGGTGTATCAATCAACTCAAACTAAGATAACAAATGTCAGGACACATAATCACAGACTTTAAAGACTTGCGGAAGATAATCGGTGAGATTACTAAAGACAAGCCTGCTAAGACCCAATATCAGCAACAAGCAGAGAAAATGGGATATAGACCTGAAGCTGAAGCTCAACCTAAAGATGATAAAGGTGATAGCGGTATTGCGAGAACGCTTGGTAAAAAACATGCAGGCGAAGATGATATCAAGAAAGCCTATATAAAATTAGGTAGATCAGCACAAGGTTCAGTACAATATCAGAGAAAACTACTTCAAAAACAATTAGCAAAAATGGGTTTCAAAACTTATTCTATGTATGCATTTGATCAATTATTTAAGTTTGAACAGAAAGATTTTGATAAATTTATATCTATAATGGAAGGTAAAGGATTTGATGATAAACAATTAGATGGTTTAAAAAAATCATATGGTAATCTTAAAAAAGTAAATCCAACTTCACCTGTAGGTAAAAACTTACTTGGTATGTTTAAGAAAATGAGTAAAGACGAACTTCAAAGTCTTGCATCCGCGGGAATTAATTTCTTATCATTATTGGCAGTTAGTAATTTAATTCGAATGGGTGTTAAACCTGCAGATATTAAATATGTTAAAGCAGAAGGAACAAAGAAAAAGAAATGGAAAGAACCTTTAAAAGGCTTTCCTGGAAATGAAGAAATTGATGAAAGTAAAATGGGTGATCTTCTTCTTGATATACAACAAGGAGCTACAGCTAAAGAGTTAGCTAAACTTCACAATATTTCAATACAAGTAGCTAAAAACTTTCTTTCAGATTATTATGGTAGAAAAAAATCAACAAAAGCTCCAGGTCTAAAGAACGAAGTAGCAGGGTTCAAGGCACCTTTTGGTAGAATAACTCAAGCAGATAAAGATGATGCTGTAGATTTTCTTCAATCTATTAAAAAGAATGACCCGAACGCTTATAAGAAACTTATTAAAAGATTAAAGTTAAAAGATGGAGTTATACCTGGACTTAAAGAAGGTAAATATGCTAAATATTCAGATTTACTTTTAGGTAAATCAAGAGCAATAGATAAATATGGACCTGATTCTGTAGTAGTAAAAGCGATCAATAAAGATATTGAAAAAGAGATGAAAAGACTTGGTATTAAAGAAGGAACAATGACAGTTCCGTTTAACAAAGGTCAACAAAAAGCATTAAATAAAATACTACAAAGACCACTTAAAGCTAAAGATGCACAACAGGCAATTCAGAATTATGTTGATGATGATGAATTAGCTGATAAGATTGGAGCTATGCCAGGTAATAAAGATGCAAGAGAAGTAATTATTAAATGGTTAAGTACTTACGGTCCTTCTAAAACAAAAAGCTGGGCATCTCTAGTAGGTGTAGGAGAATCAAGAGAAGATAGACTTAAAGAACAAAAAGAACACGCTGAACAATCTCCATTCAAATTAAAATCAGAACAGTATCCAAGAGCAGTAGCAATCAATAATGATGGATTTGGAAAAAGACACGCAACAGTTGAAGATATTATATCAGCATGTGACAGTTTTGGAATGATATTAGACAAAGAATTACAAGTAGAACAGATTCAAAAACAATTAGGAAAAGTAGGATTTATATCATACAAGAAATCTGAATTAGAAGATGTATTTCACGAAAGAGAGACACAAAGAGTTATATTAGCTTTAGAATCTGTTACAGAAGAACAAGAGCCTATTAGTTATTGTCAAGGTGAAATAGCGTATGCTCAATTACATGAACGAGAAATAGAATTTTTAAAACCTGACGGACAAAAAGCTGTTGGGCCAGTACTAAAAATGAGTGGTAATACTTATAATGTAAAAGATAAATTTACAGGTAAGTCTTACACTTATAAATACACAGGGGAAACACAAGTGAAATCATTTAAAGAAGTTGTCAATGAAGGTAAATTTCCAAAACAACTTATTAAACAAGCTGGTGGTATAGCCTTTGATAAGAGATATTATCAAGGAAATATGTCAGGTGCAATTGCAGCTATAGAGAAATTAAAGAAAGGCCTATCATCTGATCCTAAAGTCAAAGAGATGTTAAAAATTGCTAATGAAAGTGTTAGTGAACTTGATCAAAGAAAATATAATAAAGTTCAAGAATGGGAAGATGCAATAGAAGCCAGTGGTGATAAAGAAGCATATCAGAAATTCTTTAATAAAGCAATGAAGAAATTTGGTGTTAGTTCACCAGATGAATTAGAAGGTGATAAGAAGAAAGAATTTTTTGATTATGTTGACAAGAATTGGAAAGGCGACCATGAAGAAGTAGAACAAGATGTTCATAAGAGTTATAGAGTTGATGGTCGTAGAAAGAATTTTAGAGAGAAGATGAAGAAACTAGGATACATCAAAAGGTACTAATATGAGTTGGACAATACCAGGACAAGGTTATTTACGAGAAGTTTATTTAGAAGAAGCTATAAGTCTTAAATGGAAAGAGACTAATCGTGATAATCCACAAACATTTGAAACAACCCATAAAGGTAAAAAAATAACTTTAGACTGGCAGAAGGGTCCTACTCCTGGTCCTAAGATTAATTTGACAGGTGCACATATGCATATTAAGGGTGATGGAGCTCCAGCAAAAGAAGTAGCAACTGCAGTGGCTAAACATTTCGCAGGTCAAAGAATTATTACACTTAATGGTAAAGTTTTTTCTAAGAAAGTATCCGGCTTTAAAGATAGAGGACCTGATGATTATACAACATACCGACCAGGCTGGAGAAAGACTTGGAATTGGTCAGCATAAAATGATTTTAGAAGGTAGAAAAGCTCCAGATTTGGGGATGCCTTCACAAGCGGGCAACAATCTTCTCTATGACTTAGTTAAAAAAGCTAAGTCTGAAAGAGAGTTAATTAGTATGATTGATAAGTTATCCATGAAAATGGGTGGCAAATACAAAGATGCTAAAGATGAACTTATAACGAGAGCTGCAGTAGATGCTTTTGACCAGAAAGGAAATATAGGTCAACAAGGTGTTTCAGACAGACAAGTTCAAGTTCAAATAGCTGGTGCAGCTGATTTAAGTTCA